CGTAGCGAATTTCGATAAGCCCTAAACGAAATACGGATGCATTTCCCCAGCGGATCACAGAGATTCGCCGGGAATGCCCGCCAAGAAAACCCAAGCCAAATCCCGAGGGTTACCACCGCACCTCGTTCCCGGCAATCCTGGCAACTCTGGCGGTAAGCCGGGGCGATCAGGCCGTGTGCCTGCCCCGTTCAAGTCCTTCCTCGCTCGACTCCGCAACGACCCGGAGTTCCACGACGCGCTCGAGAAGGCATCGCGTGATCCCGAAAGCCGGGGATTCAACGCCGCGCTCAAGTTGATGGCCGACTACGACGACGAGAAGCCCGCCGAGAAGCGCCAGATCGTTGGACCCGTCGAGGTCCACGTCAAGATCGCTCGCGAAGGCCGCCGAGTGACGGCGAGCTGATGACCACGGTCGCGGACGGCGAACTCCAGTTACCCGAGCCGGTCGGCAAGCAGCCGGAATGGCTCGACAGCCCAGCCACCCGCAAGGTGTTACGCGTCGGCCGGCGCGGATCCAAGACGCGGTTCGCCTTCCTCTCCGCGCTCTGCGGCCACGGCCCCGGCTGGGAAGACGGCACGCCGTCGATGCCGGGCGTGCTTCAGGGCGGCGACGTCGTGTGGATCTCACCGACGTACAGCAACCTCACGACCGTGCTCTGGCGTGAGGAGATCGTCCCGCGGATGGGTCATCTGCCGTGGGTCGATCTCAACAAAGGCCTGCATGACGTGAACATCCACGGGCTCGGGTCGTTGATGCTCCGATCCGGCGATCGGGAAGCGATCGACTCAGTGCGCGGCGTCGGCAAGCGGCTGTTCGGCGTCATCGTCGACGAGGCCGCGCACATGGATTTACGCGGCGCGTTGCAAGACGTGATTCTGCCGGCCTGCCTGGACAACAACGCGTGGCTCATCCTGATGAGCACCACGAACGCGGGCCAGGACGGCGGCTATGACGATACCGGGGCGCCCCAAGTCCCGAGCTACTTCAATCTCCTCTGTGGCCAGATCGGACGCGGCGAGCGATCCGAGGATTGGGTGGAGTTCGTGGGCACGGCCTACGACAACCCGACGCTCAACCCGAAGGCGATCGACGAACTCATCGCGGAATACCCGCCGGACAGCCCGAAGCTGCGGCAAGAGGTGTTCGTCGAACTGCTCGAGACCGGCGTCGGCTTGGCGCTGCCGGGGATCAGTCCGACCACGCATATGGTCCCAGCATTCACGCCGGAGCCGCACTGGAACGAGTTTGCGTCGTTCGATTGGGGCTATCACCATCCGTGGAGTCTAGGCCGCTACACCGTGGACGAGGACGGCCAAGTCTACAAGCGGGACACGCTGACCGGACGGCTGGACCTGCCCGAAGCGATCGACCAGAAGGCGCGCGCGTCAGGGTTGAACCCGAAAACCTCGCTGATCTTCGCGGGCGGTGACATCTGGCGGGCGCGTCTCAAGAAAGGCGAGTTCGCGGGGCCGACCGTCGCGGAGATGTTGCAGGGCTTGGGCTGGCGGTTGGTGCCGGCGAACGACGCGCGGGTCGCGGGCTTGAACAACCTGAGACGGTACACGCACATCCCGCCCGACCGGCCCGACGCACGGCCCCGGTTCCTGTGGATGGACACGCCGGGGAACCGCGCGTGCTTGGCGCAGGTCGCTCGCATCCCGTTGGATCCCGACAAGCCCGAGGACGCGTTGAAGGTGGACGCGGACGCGGCAGGTCGTGGCGGCGACGACATGTACGACGAGACGCGATACGGGATGATGAGCAGGCCGTTGCAGGCGAACACGCCGCCGCCTGAGCAGATGAAGAACCGGAGCTTGGGCTACGACTACGCGAACCAGAAGCCGAGGGAGCGCGAGACGGCGGACGCGTGGCTCGAGCGGTCGTTGGGTAAGGGCAAGGTCAGTGTGTTGGCGGGCCGGGTGGGTCCACATCGCCGGGGGGCACGATGAGCACGAACGGAAACGGACGGCTGCACATGCTCACCGACAAGCAGGCGTCAAAGCTCGGCAAGCAGAACGCGACGTTGGACGAGGCGACGGAGATCGCGCAGCGGGTCGCGGTCAAGGTCGTTGAGCACTACTTCGCGCAGATCCCGGAGCTCGTGGGGCGTGTGGTCGAGGCGGCGTTGGTGGCGTATGACACGTCGAAGGCAGAGCAGGCGGTTACTCCGGGAGCCAACGAGCATTCCGAGAGTCCCGAGGCAGTACCGTCTGAGTCTGCATTGGATACAAAAGTCTCCGAAAACACGGGTGTGTATCCCCCGTTTGTATCCAATCGGCTGTCAACGCAGTGCCTGAAATGCGGCGCGGTCGATCGGGCTGTTTCGGGTTGCGAGGACTGCGCATGAGGTTCCTCGGCTACGTCTCCCGCGACTTCCTGGCGAGCGCCGAAGCACGCGCCAAGGCCGAACACGAGAACGCGCAGTCGCTGCGTCATGCCTTGGTCCGTGAGGAAACACGCGCCGACCAGGAACGGGCAGAACGCATCGCGCAGTCAGACGCTGCCGAGCGTCGCTACGCCGATCTGTTGGCCCGCTTCACCTCCCTCCGGTTGTCGGGCGCGGTCGATTACGTCCCGCCAGTCCCGGTCAAGCCCGCCGAGGTCGATCTGTGCAAGCAGGCGATCAACGCGAAGTTCTCGGGGAACCGTGCAGCGTTGCGAGCGGGCGCGCTGCGTCAACTCGCGTTGGACCGCGCCGCGAACAAAGACGAGATGGACATCCTGCGTTCGATCGAGTCGGGCGAGACGGCGGTTGAGGGTATCCCGGTATGAACGACGACTGGAAGCCAGACCCGCAGATGGAAGGTTGGCACTATCGCGACATGCCGCACGGTCGCGAGCACACGCCGACATGGATCGTCGAACTCGCGGCCGAAATGCGCGCCAAACGCGCCGCGCTCGAACTCACCAACGGCTCGGCTATGACGGTTGCCAACGAAGCCAAACAGTAACTCCAGCCTGACCGGCGAAGCCGCCGCTCTCGCTACGATCCCACTCGCCCAAACGCCCCGCGGCGGGGCCGAGAACGCCGACCGCGGCGGCATGGACGGCGGCGAACGTCCGGGAACCGCGCAGCCCGAGGACCAACTCCCGTTCGCGGGGATGGGCCCGGACCTCGAGGACGACGACAAGAAGGTCTTCCAGCGGACGGACGGTCTCGTGCTCCGTCAAGAGTTGATCGCCCAGAACCACCTAGCCCAAGACACGCACTGGACGTGCGTCAAGCTCGGCTATCCGTGGTCGATTCTGGAGAAAGAGCCGAACCGCTCGCTGTACAAGCATTCCCTCCCCTACGGCCAAGCGGCCTACGGTATCCAGCCGGTCCCCAACAAAACGTGGGACATGGTGAACAAGACGACAGCGTTAGTGCTGTCGGACTTCCCGCAGGCGGAAGCGGAACCGCTCGACGATAGCGAGGAAGCGAAATCAGCGGCCGAGATGGCCAACCGCTTCCTCAAAGAAGACGCGACGGAACGCGGGACGAGTGACGCGGAACTGTATACAGACCGCGTTGCCAGAAGCCTCACGTGTGCGAGTGCCTATATCGAGTACTGGGTTGATCCCACGGGCGGCGGGTACGTGCCGCTACAGATCATGGCGCACCCGCAGGCGCAGAGTCCCGAGGAACCGCTCAAGGGACCGGACGGCAACCCGACCGCCGACCTCGTGCTCCGCTACGTCACCGCCGACAACCAGTTCACGAACGACCCGAGCCAAGCCGCGCCGCAGTGGCAACCGAAGATCAGAGCGTCGATGTGGGAGCGCCAGCACATCCGCTGCTACCCCGAGTCGAAGCCGGTCGAGGAAGCCGATGCGGTGATCGTGCTGGGCTACTGCACGTTGGGCGAAGGGAAACGGAGATGGCAGGCCGTCGCGGACATGGCCCCCGAAGACCTGAACAAGCTCTGCGACTGGACGCCCCAGCGGTATCTCCCACTCTTGCCCCCGTTCCAGCGTGCGCGGTGGCAACTGACGGACGGCCGCGAGAAAGAGAAAGGCTCGTCCAGCGATGAGCGGATTTTCTTCTACTACCACAACTACCACAAAGCCCGCCCGCTGTATCCGAAGGGCGCGGACGTCGTGGTGACTGGCGCGTTCGGCGGGTTCGTGATCGACCGGGATCTGCTCTCGAGCGAGGTCGAGGTCACGAAGAACCAAGCCAAGGTCAAAGAGACACGGTGTCGTGAGATCCCGATCGTCCAGATCACGCCCTGGAAAGACCCGGACGAACGCGACCCAACGGGCCGTGCGTTCGTGGAGATGTTCGCGGGCGCGGCTGAAAACTCGGCCTACCTGACCGCCACGTTCGCGGGGTTGCTCGATCAAGCGTTGCACCCGCAGAAGACGGTGAGCTCAACGTCACCGCTGAACGACCAAGACCCGGAAGCGGCACGGATTGCCGGCGAGTTCCTGTACATCACGAAGGCCGACGATGTGCCGTTCTTCGCCCCGACCCCGAGCCTCCCGGCCTCGTTCTTCAACGTGTACGAGATGTCGGACAACGCGGTCAACTCGATCGCGAACCAGAACCGACCCGCCCAAGGCTCCGACCAGCAGCAGGAAGTCTCCGGCAAAGCGCGCCAGATCGCGGTCAACCAGAACAACGTCGGCCTGACGCCGGCCCAGACCGCGGTGAACAACGGCTACGCTCGCGGGTGCCGGATCAAGATCGAGCTCTGCATGGCCAAGTACTCGACGACGCAGCAGATCCGCTACGTCGGTGAGGACGGGGCGTACAAGCAGGACGAATGGACCGGGGTGGACTTCGCGCTGATCGGGAAGGTGACGATCAAAGCGGGGACGGGCACGATGATGACGCCCGACCAGAAGGTCCAGTATTTCGGGAACCTGAGCCAAGCGGGCCTGCTGGACATCGCGGAAGCGAAAGACGCGGCCCGAGCGAGCTTTGCCCAGCGTCTTGGCGTCGGTGCCGATCCGGTCGAGCAGTACGTCGAACGGCATTTGGAAGCGTGGCGCGAAGGCCCGCCCGAGCCGAAGCCGGGACCGGTTGATCCAATGACCGGCGAGCCGACGATGATCCCGTGGCAGCAGGAACGTCAGCAATACGTCCAGCAGAAACAGGTCTTTGACCAAGACCAAGCCCGCGTCCAGCAAGAGACGCAGGCCTTTGAAGCAAGCAAGCAAAACGCGGCGATCGCGGCGGTCGGTGACTCCGAGTCCCAACCCGAGCAGACGGCCTCAGCTCCCGACCCCCAGGTCCGTGCTGCCAAGGTTGCGCTCGTGAGTCAGCCGCCCGCGTCGCCGCCAACGCCGGCAGTGGTCCCGCCCCCGGTCGAGCCGTGGAACCCGCTGAAGGACCGGCCGATCGACACCGAGCCGACCGTGGCCGCTGTCTGGGTGCGGAAGCTCCGGGCCACGATCGCCAGCGTGAAGTATTCCGAGTTCGACCCGCTGTGGTCAGGGCTCGTCGACGACAAGTACAACCGGATGCGTCAGGCCGTGGCGATGGTCGCGGCAACCGCGCAGCCGCAGCAGATCGGTCAGACGCCGCCGCAGAAGCTGGGCGGACCCACTCAGAAGCCGCAGACCCCAGGCTCACAACCGCCAGGAGCGCAGGCCGCATGAATCACTGTCGCGATTGCAACTCAGACTACGCCACGCCGGGAACCTGTAACTGCTTCGCGGTCGGCGGAAAGCGGTACGCCGCTCCCATCACCGGCCCGTGGTATCCGTACTCGCCGTGGTGGGTGCAGCCCTACTACCCGACCTACCCGTACTGGGGCGGCACGACCACCATCGGTGGCTCCCTCAGCGGGACAGCGATCGCCGGCGCTGACGTCGCGTGGAACGGCATCACGGGCAGCACGATCTCGGCGGATCAAGTCAGCGCGGGATGGTCCTTCACGGTTGAGGCGCAGTCGTGAACAGCGACTTGATGAGCGCGATGACCGGGCTGTCGTCCGGCAAGAAGACGCACCGCGGGAAACGCAGTCGCGGCAAGGGACCGAAGCCGGCCGATCATGGCGAGGCGAAACACCCGTCCCTCGCGAACGAGCACGGCACGGCGAAACACCCGGCGTTGGCACTCGCCAAGGCCCTGCACAAACGGCAGAAGGAAACATTGACACCTGACACAAAGGCCATATTATGAGCACCGAAGGAACCAGCGTAGCCAGCCCGACCGAGCCGACCCTAGGCGATGAGATTGGAGCACTCCTAGGGGAGAGTTGGTCGGACTCAGACGGACCCTCATCCTCGGACGCCGCGGGCGACACCCCCGCCGAGCGCCAGGACACCCCGGCTGATACGCAAGTTCCGGAAGGCACGACAGACGCCGAGCGCGCGGGCGCACCCCCCGCAGACGCCGCCGAATCGCAGCCGGATCCCAGCACCACCCCTAGTCCAACCGCCGACGAGGACCTGCTCGCGGGCGCTGTGCCTCTGGCCTATACCGTCAACGGCGAGTCTCGCACGTTCGACGGCATCCAGGTCTTAAAGGACAACGCAGGCGCGATCGTCTCCCCGGAGGCGCTACAACTCTTGACGCGACGGCTGGGCGAACGGGACCACCTGTTCGAGCACGGCCAAGCGCGCGACAAGAAGTACAGCGACCTGGAGAAGCTGACCGAATGGCGCATCACTCGGGACGGCAGGCAAGAAGTGATGTCCGGGGCTGCCGCGATCGAGATGCGGGAGCTTGGGCTGGAATTGCTCAAGGCCGAGGTCTCGGAGTTGCGCGGGATGTTCGACCAGCCGCCGACGAAATGGTTGGCGCAGGACGAACAGGGCAACATCGTCTGGAACAAAGACGCGTTCACGGAATGGAACCGCGGACTGTCGCAGGCCCAGAAGATCGCGTACCACGAGGGGAAGTCGCGGTTCTCGCAGCACATCGCGACGGCCACCGCCCCAGCGGCCCCGCCGACAACCTTGGCGCCCGAGCAGTTGACCAGCCTTGCCCCGCAAGCGGTCGATTTCGCCGCGTCGGTCTCGCAGATCACGAACCTGACGCCGGAAAGCAAGGAATTGCTGACGGAGTTGGCGCCGCGGTATCTGCGGGTCGCGAACGCGGACGACATCAAGGAGAACCCGGCCTTGAAGCCGGGACAGCCGGTGGTCGATGCGAGTTTCACGGCGGTCGTGAAGCGCATCCACGCCAACCAGGCGAAGGCCGCGACGGTCGTTCAGGTCAACGACAAGGCCGCGAAGGACAACGCGGCACGGATGGCGGCTGCGTTACGTGGTCAGCGTCCCAAGCAGAACGCAGCCGTAACACAGACTCGCGAGCCCGATCCCGCCGCCTCGCGGTCCGACGAACTCTGGGCCTTGCAGGAGCGCGCCGTCAATGGCGGCCGGCGCTCGGCATGACCCCACTCTCTCTCAATCACAAATCGCTAGGCGCTTTGATCGCCTGACGTAGATGGCAACGGGTTATACGAGTTCTGCCAGCACAGTCTCAACGCTGGCGCAGCTCTCCGAGAAGACGAACACCGATGTAAAAACCGCAATCAAGGTCGTCACCGAAGAATCCAGTTGGTTTAGGTCCTACCCCCGCGAGCAGATCACCGTTTCGGGACTTGAGAACCGCGTCCCGCTCGTGCTGACGCAGCCCATCCATCCGGCGATGATCCCGGACGGCGGATACGAGCGCATCATGTCAACGCCTGCCCCGACCTCGGGCACGTTCACGATGACGCAGATGAACGTCCGGTACGGCTACACCGGATTGGCCCAGGCGCTCAGTAACCGCGCCCGTGCGGCAATGATCGAGGAGCAGACCGCCTATCAGGCCATGATGGCGGGCTACTCGATCGGACGTGGTGTCGGTACGCAGACCTACGGCCAGTCGAGCGGTACGGTCGCGGTGGTGAAGACCACGGGTGGCGCGAGCGCAACGCAGGTCATCCCGCTCAAGAACGCGTATGGCGCTTCGACGTTCGTCGCAGGTGGTGACGTCGGCGTGCAGGACACGTTCATCTCGAACCTGTTCCGCGTCGGTGATCACATCGCCTTGATTCGCGCGTCCGCGATCGTGGAGTTCGGCGCGGTCACCGCAGCCCCGTCTGCCTCATCGGGCGTTGGCTACATCGACGTGACGTTCACGTCGAGCATCACGCCGACCGTTGGCGACTTGGTGGTGTTCGCGAACGCGGACATTGACTCGACGATCGCCGGCACGGACGTGAACAACTGGATGATCGGCTTCACCGAAATCCTGACGGCCGCGTCAGTCCTGGGTGTTGCGACGTCCAACTACGCCGCGTGGGCGCCGGGTTCGACCTCCACGGCTTCGCAGCGGTACAGCTACGCGGTCAAGGAAAAGCTCATCAACGATTGCAAAAACGCATCGGGGATGAAGGTCAACCGCTTCATCATCGGCCAGGGCGTCGTCCGCGATGCCGTGAGCGGCCAGTTGGGCTCGCGCCGCTACGAAGGGTCCGATGTGGACCTCGAGGGCTCGCTCAAGCCGGGCGACGGCGAGAAGAATTTCACGTCGCAGCTCGCGTTGCCCAACACGGTGATCGCGTGGTACGACCAAGCGATCCGCAAGGTCGAGTTGTCGGACCTGCCGGAAGACGGCTCCTCGAGCAAGTCGATTTTCAAGCTCGACAAGGTGCAGAACAAGAGCGCGATTGCCGCCGCCTACGACTACTTCGCGCAGAAGGTGCCGTCGAGTCGTGCCGCGACCGGCTACGCGACGAACCTCACCAGCGCGTGATCTGAACGATCGGCGGGGATGCTTCGAT